ATACATAACTGGTTTACATTATTTCTACTTGAACTATTGGACACTAGAAGACGGAAGTAAACCTGATTACAGAGAAGTAGATAGAAGATGGTTTTACTATCAAGACCACTGCGAAACATTAAATCATTGCTTTGGTATTGTTAGAATAAAGAAGCGTAGAGAGGGTGCCACATCACAGGCTACATGTTATCTTGTATGGAAATCAATTACCAAGAAGAAATCATTTTGTGGTATAGTTTCTAAAACAGGTAAAGATGCGAGCGACGCATTTATCTACATGGTAATGAACGGATACAGGAGCCTTCCTGTTTACCTTAAACCAAGAGCTGAAGATGAGGACACGAAGACAGAGCTTGTATTTAGGGAAAAGAAAAGCAGAAAGATAAAAGTAAGAGAGAAGGGTCAAATGTTTGATGATGACATTGGTATTGAATCAAAAATAAATTGGAAGAATACTGCACTCAACTCTTATGACTCTGGAAGGGTAACCGCTCTGCTAGTAGATGAGGGTGGTAAGTATCCGGCAGAGGTTCCTATCAATCAGTATTGGCCTATCGTTAAGAAGACCCTGGGGAAGGGTGCGTTTAGAGTAGGATTCTGTCTAATGCCATCTACTGCCAACGATTCTAAATCGGGTGGTGAACCATATAAGAAACTATTTGATGAATCTAACCACTTTGAAAATGAATATACCGCTACGGGTCTTTATAGATACTTCTGTCCTGCTTATGATGGGTACGAAGGTTTTATAGATAGATACGGCAAATCAATAATAGAAAATCCTACACCTGAGCAGAAAAAGTACATAAAGGAAAAGCTCGGCATGAATATAGATTGCGGAGCTAAGGATTTCTTGATGAGACAAAGGTCATTAATATCTGACCCTACATTATTAGCGGAAGAGATAAGAATGAATCCATTCACAGAAGAAGAGGCATTCATGATTGACCAAAAGAGATGCTACTTTAACTCCGAGAAGATATACAATCAAATAGAAAAAATAGAACAGGATAGAGTTATCCCGAGAAGGATAAGGTTATACTGGAAGTCAGAAGGTGTTGTGGATTGGTCAGATGATAAAGAAGGAATGTGGTCTGTTTACGAGATACCTGAAAAGGAGCTTCAAAATAAGAAACTAGACGACAGGAAGATTCCGGCAAACACGCACATATTCTGTAATGGTATTGACCCGTATCGTTCTACGATAATATCAGGAAAGGGGTCTATGGCAGCAGCTTATGTATTTAAGAGATTAGACCCAAATGACCCAGAGAATACCGGAATGGCTGTTGCAGAATTCTATGGCAGACCGAGACAAAAGTCAATGCTGCACGAGGAGATGTTAAAGGCTTGTGTTCTATGGGGAATGAAAGCGAATTACGAGAATGACGTAGGAGATGATTATGTTGACTATTTCAGGGATAGAGGATACTCGGAGTATCTATCTAAAACACCACAAGCTGCGATAGACAGGAATAAGAAGAGGACAGGAAATGTAACATACGGAGTAGCTTCTAGAGACCCGTTTGCTCTAGCTAGGCAATTAGAGACGTGTATCAACTACATTGAAACTCATTGCCATAAGATATTTTACAGGGAATTGCTAGAGGAATTATTGAACTATGACCACGAGAATAGAACGCCTTTCGATAAGACTGTTGCTTTTATGATTTCCTTACTAGCAGGGGTTTCTATAGAAATGAGAAAAGAAGAGATTAAGGTTCGCAAAGTGCCTATAAAATCTTATAAACTAAACCTTTAACTTTGCACAAATACATTTTAATGAACTTAGACGATAAAAAGATTCTAAACTTCCATTTGACTAATGGCGCATTGAAGCGTGAGGCCTCTGAAGGACTCAAGGTTGCAAAGATATTAGAAAAGGCATTTAACGAGGGATTCTTCTCTAGAAGGAATAAAAAGTTCATCAAGAACAGAGCTTTCTCTCGTGGCCGTCAGCCAATGAAAGAATACCTTGACTACCTAAATATTGATGGTAAAGAGGCTTTCGTTAACCTAGATATGAAGGCTCCGGCTATCGCTCCTAAGTTCATTCAGGTAATGATAGGTGGATTCATGAAGAGAGAAGAGAAGGTTAGAGCATCTGCCGTAGACCCTGTTTCTACAGAAAGAAAAAAGATAGAAAGAGATAATGCAGAGTTTAGAATGAATCAGGGAGCCGAGGTGGCTCAAATGGAGCAGCAGTTCCAAATGGAATTAATGCCTAAAGGATTTACCCCTGAAGATGAAGATGAGTTAGAATTATTCTTCTCCGACTACCAAACCCCAGAAGAGATTATGTTTGAGCAAGGTGTAAGCTTTGTTCTGCATCAGAATACATGGCCCGTAATTAAAAGGAAGCTACTTGAAGATTTAATTGAAGTGGGTATAGCAGGTACTAAAACGTATGTTGCTCCTAATGGTCAAGTAAAGATTAAGAGAGTTGTTCCTGAGAATATGATTTACTCATTTTCTGAATATGATGATTTTAGAGACCTGTCTTTCATAGGAGAGGTTGTTTCTAAAAAGATTGTAGAAATCAGAAACGAGTATCCTAATATGAGTGAAGATGAATTATTCAAACTAGCTAAAAGCGGTAAGAATAGAAACTCTTCTTTAGGTTGGCAAGAAAGATATAGATACGAAGTAGACAGGCCTTATGATGATTGGACTGTTGAAGTTATCGACTTTGAGATTAGAACTATTGATTCTTTAATGTATCAAGCTAAAACCAATAAGTTTGGTAACCTAATCGTAGAAAGAAAAGAAAAAAGACCTACAAAGGTTTCAGAGAATAAAGAATTGATTACCAAGGACATGTTCGTTATATACCATGGAGTATATGTGCTAGGCATGGATAAGATGTTACATTGGGGTATTCAAAAGAATATGATTAAGCCTTCTGTTGTTAAAGAAATGGCAGACGCTTATTTCAGCTATTCTCTTTACATGTATGAGAATCTTGATTTAGAGAATATGCCAATACCTGAAAGAATGGAAACATCTATTCGTCAGATGACATTGGCTCACTTAAAGATTCAGCAATTAGTTGCTAAGATGAGACCTCCAGGAGTAGCTGTTGACGTAGACGCTTTAACAGATATGGACTTAGGTCAAGGTAAGAGTTCTACTCCATTAGACGCTCAAGCGGTATACGACCAAACAGGTGTATTATACTATAAGAGTAAGAATGAGGAAGGAGAAAGGTCAAATGGTCTTCCATTCCAAGAACTTCCAAATAGCGGTGGTGCTGCTCAATTACAACAATTACAAGCTACTTATAATTTCTATTTAGATAGACTTAGAGCAGAGATAGGATTGAACGAGGTTGCAGAAGGAGCTTCATTAAACCCAAGAATGGGCGTAGGTGTGGCACAAGCTCAAATAGCTGTATCTAATAACGCAACGGATTTCATATACGAAGGTTACTTATCTATATTTAATCAGACAGCATTTAAAGCAAGTCTTTTAATCTATGATGCTACAATGTACGGTGGAGAGCAGTACAGAGAGTATATGGGAGAATCTGTTAAGGATAAGAAGTTTGATATTAAGATTCAAGTTCTTCCTGATGAAAAAGATAAGCAGTATTTAGAAGCTATGATTCAGACCGCTTTATCTGCTCAACAAATAGAATTCGAAGATGCATTTAAAATAAGACACATAGAGAATGTTAAGTTAGCTGAAATGTACCTCACTAAGTCTAAGAAAAGAAGACAAAGAGAGCAGATGGAAATAGCTCAACAAAACTCTCAAATGAACGCAGAAGCTCAACAAAAGTCTATTGAGGCTAAGGGTCAATCTGACGCTCAATTACAGCAAATGCAATCTCAATCAAAGGCTAGCCTTATTCAGATAGAGATGTCTATGAAAGCTGAAATGGCAGAGCAAGAGTTCGTTCAAAATATATTACTAAAATCATTTGAAACAGGAAGCACATTGAGTCCTGAATTAAGAATGATTGTTGATTCTTATATGGCTAAAAAACAAGCTAAAGAACAAGCTATTCAGCAGCAGCAGATGCAACAAATGCAGCAGATGCAGCAAATGCAAGCTCAAGAAATGGAGGGAGAGGATATGGAAGAAGAAATGCAAGGAGGGGAAATGGGAGAAGAGATGGAAGCAGAAGAGCAGATGAATGAAGGAATGGCTGAATAGTTATACCTTTGCTAAAACAAAAGTAACATGGATAAAAACATCTTTGACATTGATGGCTATTCTAGTGAGCCTATGTCAGCAGAATCTATGACAGATAATGCTGAAGGTAGTCAAGACACTAGTGGCACATCACAAGACCCAGCACAAGGCGAAGGAGAAGGAAATCAAACCGCATCAACTGAAGGGCAATCATTAGAAGGTCAGCCCTCTGATGGACAAGAAGGCTCTACGAGCACAGAAGGCGATTCAGGAAGTTCGGTTGATTTTGAAACTAAGTCTTTTGATTTTGAATGGGACAATGAAGAATCTAAAGTCATTTATGAGAGTCTTATAAATGGCGATTACGGTTCAGTATCAGATATGCTTTATGAGCAGAAGCTGTTATCTAGTTTATCAGAAATGAATGATTCAGATGCAGTGATGATGTCTCTAGCATATCAGTATCCGGATTTAACTGCAGAAGAAATTCATGAAGAGTTTGAATCTAGATACGGTGTTCCTAAAGAGGACACGGAATATATGAGCGAAGACGAGCTTTCTGCTTACAATAAAAAAGTAGAGAAGGAAACTAAGCGAATAGAAAGAGAACTTAAAAAAGATGCTAGAGTTGCTAAAGAAACGCTTTCTTCATATAAGAAAGAAATTAGCTTCCCTGACATTCTATCGAAGGCAAAAGAGTTTGCTTCGGTAGTAGACCCAAAGGAGTATGTAAATCAATATATTCAATCTGAGCAAACTAAGTCAGAACAGACTGCGAAAGCTGAGAGAGAAAAGTACCTATCACAAGTTGATAAAGGGCTAAACGAGTTTAATGGATTTGAAGTTAAGTACAAAGACGAGGAAGTCTCTATTGACGCCAAATTCTCTATCCCTGATGAGGATAAGACTGCATTAAAGCAGGAGTTAAACGACTTTGACCTTGTTGACTATTTCGGTAACAGATACGTCAAGGATGACCAATATGATACCAGACAGATTGCAGAAGATAAATACTTCTTGCAAAATAGAGATAAGATAATTAACTCTCTTGTAACACAGGCTGTATCTAAAGCTAAGTTAGATTGGTTAAAATCAATAAAAGGAATAGACTTATCGTCTAAGCCTAGCATTGGAGCTAGCCCAGCAGCGAATGATGAAGTGAGAAATGCGTCTCAAAAAATCTTTAATTTTTAATAAATAAAATAATTTAAAATGCCAGTACAACAACCAGGTGGAGTAGTTCCTCAAGGTGGAGCAGTATCGCAAGCGTTCGTAACCGCATTGTCTTTATTGAAACCACAGAACTATGACCAATTTATTGAGGCTTATGGCGCTCAATCTTACACTCAAATCCTAGAAATGCTAGGTAACAAACAAGTAGTACAAGCTACAGAATTCGGTCACTATGAAAGTCGTGGTAAGCGTCATTTCGCTGTACAGACTACAGGTGCTCCTGCAGAAACTGCAGCGTTCTCTGATGCAGATACTACTATCGAAGCAGGCGAAGGTGTTACAATCACTATTACCGCAGCTTCTCACTTCCCTAACACATCAGGTGCAGAGTCTCCAATCCGTGTAGGTGAAGTTTATGAAATCGCAGCAACAGGTATTTTAGTAAAATGCGTAGCTGTTAATAAGGGTACCGCAGGCGCTCACACTATGACAGTTGTTCCTTTACAAAGCACTTACGTTCTTAACTCAACTAACTTACCTTCAGGTAGCTGGTTATTAGGCCGTGGTGCATCTCTTTCTGGTGAGGCTTCAACTAAAGTTGATTCTCAAACAGAATTAGTGAATCGTTACACTAACACGACTACTATGATTCGTGAAGATTTCGAAATCACTGACAAGGCTATGATGCAAGAGCTTTGGGTTAGCTTTGATGGCGAAGCGAAATATACTCGTAAAGGTGCTAAAGAAGCGGTTAATCGTTTCTTAAACAACAAAGAGTTTACTTTACTTTTCGGTGTTCAAGCAACTAACAGCCGTGCAGGCGATAACGGTACTAGCGGTCTTATCCCTACTATCGAGTCTCGTGGTCAAACTCATCAGTGGAATTCTGATAGCATTTTCGACATCGAAGATTTCCACGCAATCAGCCGTTTAGTAGACTTCAACGGTGGTGCTTCTGAGTATCACTTCTTGATGGATAGCTACTTACGTAGCAAGATTGACGATGCATTATTCGCTAAATACCAAAATGGTGCAATCCAGTGGGCTGCAGTAGGCGGTAGCAATGATGTAGCTGTTAAGTATGGTTTTGATAGCATCAAGATTGATGGTATTACTTACCACCTTAAGAAGTTCTTAGGATTCAACGCTGAAGCTGTATACGGTGTAGCTCCTGCTACAGAGAAGTACAAGAACTTCGGTATCTTGGCTCCTATGAAGTCTAACAGAGATGCTCGTACAGGCGACAACATCCCTAGCTTACAAGTTGTTTACAACGAAATCGAGCCAGGTAAAGAGTTGAAAGTATGGGAAACTGGCGGTCTTGCTAAAGTTCCAACTTCTGATAAGTTGAACTTAGTTATCAGCCACGCTTGCTCTGCAGGTCTTCGTACATTCGCAGCTAACCAATTCGTAGTTGTGAAGCCATAATTGATTACTAATCAATAGGTTAAATATAAGGGCTCTAGTTAATTCTAGGGCCCTTTTTTTGTTCATAAATTTGCTCAAAT